TAACTGAAGTTAGAGAGATTAGAAATTACTGTGATCAATGCTCCTATAGGATCAGAAAACAAACTTGGAAGTATTGTCCTAAGTGTGGAAATAAATTGGCTTAAAACATTAATATATAAAACAATTATATGTTAAAGATAGAAACAATTAGAATTAAAATTCGTAAAAATTTAATAGATTATTATAACAATCTTGGTTATAGTATTGTGGATAATTTTGTGAATGTAAATACAAAAGATTTGCACAATGGTTCTGGTGCAATCGTCAATGTCACATGTGATGGTTGTGATAAAGAATTAATTATGAAATATAAAGTGTATCATCAGAGTGTAAAAAAATACTCTGATGATAACTATTATTGTAAAGGTTGTAAATATTTAAGAATAAAAAATACGAATATGAATAAATATGGTGTTGAAAATGTTATGCAAATAGAAGAAGTTAAATCAAAGAGTATTAAGACTCAATTAGATTTATATGGCTCATTGTTTGGTGAAAACGAAAAGGACACGAATATAATCAATAAATATGGTAGTTTAGAAAACTATTATAATCTGATTTCAGAAAAAAAGAAATTAACATGTTTAGAAAAATATGATGTTGATAATGTTATGAAAGTCCAAGAAATAAAAGAAAAATCACAAAACACATGTTTAGAGAGACATGGTGAAAAGAACCCAATGTTTATTGAAAAATTTGTTAAAGAATCAAGAAAAAACCAATTAAAAACAAAATTGAAGAAAGGTTTAATTGTACCAGAAGATAAATTAAATGATTTGGAAAAATATAGAAAAGTCATAAGACGCTTGGTATATAAACATAAACCTATTTTATTTGATGATTGGGATGGTACAGATTATTATGATAATGAATATATTAAAGATAATTTATCTTTACATCATTTAGATAACAAATATCCAACAATAGACCATCAAATAAGTGTATTTTTCGGGTTTACAAAAAATATACCACCAGAAATAGTTGGTGATATTTCAAATTTATGTATAACAAAAAGATGTATAAATTCTTCTAAATGTAAAAAAACACCTTATGAATTCTTAAAAAATAATGAAAATAACGAAAATATGAAAACAAAAATAATATGCCTTTTAGATAAATCTGGTTCAATGATTGACTTACAAAATGATACAATTGGAGGATTTAATTCTTTTTTAGAAGAACAACAACAAATTGATGATATCTGCTTTATGGATATCATACTATTCGATTCACAATTTAAAACATTAGTTGATAATGTCAACATAAAAAATGTAAAAAAATTGGATAGAACTACATATAAACCAAATAATGGAACATCATTATTAGATTGTATTGGTATGACTATAACTAAGGAAATAGATAAATTGGGTGAAGATCCAAATAATAAATATGATAAAACATTAGTTTTAATTATGACTGATGGTGAATCAAATACTGATAAAGAATATACTACCGATAAAATAAAAAATATGATTGAAGAAATGGAAAAAGATTTCAAATGGAATTTTATATTCATTGGAGCAAATCAAGATTCATTTTCATCAGCAAATAATATCGGTATTTCTAGTGGCAAAGCTATGAATTGGACGGCAGATTATAGAGGAGTAGAAATGTCTTATTCAACTATGAGTAAAGCAAGTACATACTATAGAACAACATCATTAGATAATTATGATAATATAATTAAAGATTCGGAATAAACTTACTTAGCAAAGTTCACAATAAAAAAAGTAAGAAAATATTTTTTTCTTACTTTTTTTATTATTATCTTTGTTAATATAAAATAAAATCATGAAAATATTTAAAGTTAGTATTAATAATAATCCAGGTGGTTGGAAAAGTGGTGAAGATCCATCAGAATTAGTAATAGCAAATTCGGAAGAAGAAGCTATCGAAAAAGTTAAAAATGGTTGGTCATCTGATTATGATTTTAAAAATAATTATTTAAGTTTTGGTTTTTATCCTATAAGTCACTACATAAACGAAAATACTACATTTAGTGGTGTTGAAATTAAATTCTCAGGTTATGATATAACGACTATTAGAGAAGAAAAACTAAAAAGGATAATTAAATGATATTACATTCAGGTGGTGCAAATGGTGCAGATCATTATTTTCAAATTATAGGTGAAGAATTTGGATTAATTACATTTTATCATTATTGGTATGGTAAGAAAAATCCATATTCAAAAGATGATGATGAAATATCAGAAAATGATTATCAAGAAGGTATTATAATGGTTCATAAAGCTAATTCAATTTTAAAAAGAAAGAATTATGATAAATATATGAATTTATTAGCAAGAAATTGGTGTCAAGTAAAATATTCTGATGCAGTTTTTGCTATAAGTAAAATTGAAAATAATAAAGTTTCTGGAGGAACTGGATGGGCATGTGCTATGTGTGTTTTGGTCGACAAACCATTATATGTATTTGATCAAGAAAAAGAACAATGGTTTTTTTGGAATGATAATCATTTTGAAGTTTGTGTGACACCAACACTAACAGAAAAATTCGCCGGAATTGGAACAAGAGAAATAAATAATGCGGGTATAAATGCTATACGAAATCTTTATAAAAAAACAAATAAGAAAAGAAAATGAAAGAAGAATTATTAAAATTAATCGAAGAAAAATCACCGGGTGCTAAACCACTATATTTAGTTATTAGAGGTTCTCATGCATATGGAACTAACATTGAAACATCAGATACTGACTATGCTGGTGTTTTTATTCAACCTATTGAAGATATTTTTGGAAGTACTTACAAAGAACAAATTAATGATGAAAAAAACGATACCGTTATTTATGAAATTCGCAGATTTCTAGAATTATTGTCAAGTAATAATCCCACAATTTTAGAACTATTAAATACGCCAGAAGATTGCATTATCTATAAAGACCCGATTTTTGATGTGATATTGGATAATAGGGATATTTTTATAACAAAAATTTGTGCTAAATCATTTGGTGGTTATGCGTATGCTCAAATATCAAAAGCAAAAGGACAAAATAAAAAGCAAAATTGGGAAAAAGAAAAAGTGAGTCGCAAAGAAATACTTGATTTTGTTTATGTACTTGATGATGGAAAAAGTATACCTTGGAAAAAATGGAACGAAAACAAAAAATATGAAGAAAAATTTTGTGGTGTTACAAATATGTCTAATGCAAAAGGTGTATATTCCGTATATTATGATCATTCAGCACATTTATGTTTTTCTGAAAACATTCCAAAAATTGTTCGTAATGTAATAATTAAATTAAAAAAGTTGATAAATAACTCTATGGGATTTGGTTATAAAGGTATTGTAAAATCAGAAGGTGTTTCTCAATCAGAATCAAACCAATTAAGATTATCATCAATTCCAAAAGGTGAATTACCTATTTGTCTTATTTCATATAATCAAGATAGTTTTTCTCAACATTGTAAAGATTATAAATCATATCAAACTTGGTTAAATGAAAGGAATGAAGCAAGGTGGGTGGATGTTGAATCACATGGACAAAAAATTGATGGAAAGAATATGATGCATTGCGTTAGATTATTACAAATGAGTCGAGAAATCGCTGAAGGTAAAGGTATTAACGTTAGAAGAGAAAATGCACAAGAATTAATTGATATTCGAAAAGGTAAAGTTGATCTACAATCAATAATTGATCACGTAGAAAGAGAAATTAAAGAAATAGATATATTATTTAATGAATCCAATTTACCATCACAAGTTGATACTCAATTTGTCAATAATTTATTAATTGAAATAAGAAAAAATATTTATAATGTCTAAAGAAGAAATAAGTAAATGGTTTTGGAACAAGTTTAATTCTTGTTACCCAGTAGTTCATGAAGATTATCCTGAAAGTATTTTTATGATTTATGATGAACAATTTTTAAGGCAAAAAAAATTAGCTAGAGTTTTAGACAAAGAACTAAGTTACCCGACTGAAGTAAAAGGAATTTGTTTATTTCATCAGGATTATAAAAATGGTTGGTTTGAATGCAGTTATGACGAAATTTGGTCATTTTTTAAACGTAATTACTCATCTAATTATACTGATATTCAGACACTTATAAAGAATCTATTGGTAGAACATGACAAATTACAGGCATTAACACCTTTTTATTCATTTCCAACAGATACTCGTCAATTGGTAGAACAAGACAAATTACAGGCATTAACACCTAAACGAAGATTTTTATTCTCAGCTAATCCATTGGTAGAACATGACAAATTACAGGCATTAACACCCACATATTATAGAAATAGCATTGAAAAATAGTTGGAAGAGCATGACAAAATGCAGGCATTAACACCGTTACAGATATATTGTCAATCATTTTATCAGTTGGAAGAGCATGACAAAATGCAGGCATTAACACCACTTCGCCAGATTGTAGGACAAACACCCGAAAAAAGGATCTACATATCAATTTATAAATTGGAAGAGCATGACAAAATGCACATTCTGACGAATGGGAAAAATTCATGTTGGAAGCGGGACCATCCGGCAAGGCTAAATACTACTAGAGCATCCATCGGACAGATAACATGACAAATTAAATGCATTAACACCTCGTTATCAAACTTTAGATTTTTCGATTAATACCAATGTAAAGTTCTACTAAAAATAACTCAAACTTTTTTATCACAAATTAGTAAAATATAAAAACTAATCAATATGAATGTGTCAAATAGAAAAAAGTGATTTTTTATATCAATTTTTACCAAGAGAATTTGAATATTTAACTTTAACGAAAAAAGTTATATACAACAATCTAAATCTTAAAACAGACTATCTTATCAATATAATACATGAATTAATCCTAAAATTTTATTTTACTAATGATGAAAGTCATAATTTATGGTCAAATATACTAAAACGTAAATATGGTAAACATTATAATCATTATATAGATTATTTAGTTGAAAATAAATTTATGAACATGATTTCTAATTATTATGTTGGCAAAAAAGCAAAAACATATAAGTTAAATATCACAACATTAGATATCATTAGACATAAATCAACAGATAAAATCTTATTAAAAAAACATAAAAAAGATTATATCTATCAAACATTTACTAATAAACAAGAAAGTCCAATAAATTTACAAATAAGAAAGAAATTAATAGATAATCTTTACTATGTAAATATAGATTATGATTGTGCATTTAATTGGCTAAAAACACAAAAGAAAAATAAAACAATAGATCTAAATCAATATTTTAAAAATTTAAGTTCTATTGATGGTATACAAACAAATCACATATTTTTTAAATTCGATCAATATGGTCGTTTTCATACAAATTTTACTGTACTTAAAAAACATATTAGACAAAATTGTTTAACAATAGATAACCAACAAATAATGGAATTGGATATCAGTAATTCACAACCATTATTTTTTGCTGTTTATCTCAAATCTGAAATAGGAGAAGATAATTTTAATGATGAGATTAGACGATATGTTGAATGTGTCAAAAATGGTCTAATATATGACGAAATTCAACAACGATTTCCAGACATAATTAAAAATAGACAAGATGCAAAAATGTTAATGTATAAAATTTTATTCGGTAAAAATGGAACAAGAAAAATAGAAAATAAAATGTTCAAAGAATTATATCCAACCGTATTTAATTATATTAAAGAATTTAAAATTCTATCAGATTCATATAAATCATTAGCACACGAACTACAAAATTTAGAAAGTAATTTTATTTTTAATACTGTAATCGTAGAGTTAATTAAAAAATTTCCTCATATAAAATTCTTTACTGTACACGATTCTATAATTTTTCCTTCAAAATATAAAGAAGAAGTTAGCCTAATTTTTAATTATCATTTGAAAAAATTAATATAATAAAGTAAAAATTATTAAAAATTTACATGAGTAAAAAATTAACCACCGAGGAATTTATTACAAAATCAAATATTATACATAATAATAAATATGACTATTTAAAATCAATTTATAAAAATAATAATACTAATATTATTATAATTTGCCCTGAACATGGAGAATTTAACCAAAAACCAAAAAAACATATGTCTGGTCAAGGTTGTAAAAAATGTGCAGACAAACGAAAAACAAATAATCTTCAAAATTTTATCGAAAAAAGTAATATAATTCACAATAATAAATATGATTATTCATTAGTTGAATATATAAATGCTTATACAAAAATAAAAATAATATGTCCAATTCACGGAATATTTGAACAAACACCAGCATCACATTTAAAAGGTCATAATTGTTTTCAATGCTATAGAGATTCATTAAAATCTGAATTTGATAAATTTATTAAAAGATCGAATGAAAAACATAATCATAAATATGACTATTCAAAAGCAAATTATATAAATAAAAAAACGAAATTAAAAATAATATGTCCAATACATGGCATATTTGAAGAAACTCCACAAAATCATTATAAAAATAATGGTTGCAAAAAATGTGAAAAAATAAACAATCAAAAAATATTTATAGAAAAATGTAATAAAATTCATAATAATAAATATGATTATTCTTTAGTAAATTATAATGGTTTTAAATCAAATATTACTATAATTTGTCCTGAACATGGTAAATTTAAACAATTGTCAGATTGTCATTTACGAGGACACGGTTGTAAAAAATGTGCCGATATCAATAAGAAATTAACCACCGAAGAATTTATTATAAAATCAAATATTATTCATAATAATAAATATGATTATTCATTGGTTAATTATGGAAATAGTTCATCAAAAATTAAAATTATATGTCCACTTCATGGAATATTTGAACAAACTTCTTCAGAACATTTACATGGTTCTGGTTGTCCAACTTGTAATGATAGTAAAGGTGAAAGAAAAATATCTAAATATCTTTCAGAACATAAAATTAAGTTTGAAAAACAAATGAAATTTGAAAATTGTAAAAATATAAATTTATTACCTTTTGATTTTTATTTACCAGAACAAAATATTTGTATAGAATTTGATGGTAGACAACATTATGAAATAATAGAATATTTCGGTGGTGAAGAAAGATTAAAATATACCCAAAACAACGATCAAATAAAAAATAATTTTTGTAAAAATAATAATATCCAACTAATTAGAATAAAATTTGATGAAGACATAAATAAGATTTTAAATAATAAAATTAATATATAGAAATTATAGAATTAAATTGAAAAATGAAAAAAATTAGATTTTTTATTTAATATATAAAATAAAACTGATAAATATATCAGTAAAAAAATAATAATTTTATTATGCCAATTAAAACCAAAGATCTTGGTAAATATAACAGACCAGGTATATTTATTGAGGAAATTAACAATTCTATAGTTGAACTACCTTTACAAAATGTTCTTATCAACTTGGTACCAGGGTTTTCAAAACGTGGTCCAGTAAATAAACCAATTTATATAACTAGTCCAAATCAATTTGAACAAATATTTGGAAGCATTGATAGAGGTTTAGAAAGAAAAGGTTCATATTTTCATAGAACTTGTATTAAGATGTTACAAAGTGGTCCAATTTGGGCACTTAATTTATTAGCAACAGATGATACAAGAGATCAAGTTTCTTGGAAATCAATATCTTGTGCATCAAATACAGCGAATAATACAATTAAAACAATGCCTTATTCAAGGTTATTTAATAGACAAGATTTCTGGGAAAGAGACTCAGAATCATTTCTTGATTTTGTGAATGATCCTACAATTGATACTAACCGTTTATTCCACATCACAAATGTTGGAGAAAAAACGATTACAACATTTATCTATAAATCAAGTATTACAGGATTTGATGTAACTGCCGAAGATTGGTATGGTGGTATTACAAAAGTTCCATCATATATACATCCTAAAGATTGGATGTCAGATTATATTGTTTCTGTCTTAATATTAGATGGTGACTGGTCTGATTATGGTTCATTGTCAGTAGATTCAACTTGGTCAACATATTTTACTGCCGAAGGTTTAGATAAAACTAAAATTCAAGCTTTTGTAAATGAAGCAAATGTAACAACTGTTGGTTTTTATGATGTTAGTTTAATACCATATTTCAAAGATTTAAATGATAGAAATATGTATATCAAAACCGTTATCAATAATGATACTGATACAACTGGTTTATTCTGTACGTATTATGAAGATTTATTGTTAGATGCAGATTATCCAAATGGAAAAATTGATATCATAGGTTCTAGTATCGTTGGACAAGATACAACAAGTATTGATTTCTTATCATATCAAGAATCAATTATTGAATCATTAACATTTGAACAAATGCCATTAGATAGTCACGGTAACGTATTCGGTAACTATGCTATTGATATGCCTTCAGGTTCAACTGGATTTGCTGGAAAAGATAGTAGAACAGGTAATAAAACAAATTGGTATGTTGATAAAGCAAAAATAGATGCGACAGGATCAACTTTATTACAAATTGAAGGTATTGCACAAGCAGGAAAATCTTTTCTTTATATAGATTATGGAGCATTTGTTAATTTTAATGATCCTTCAATATCAAAATGGCAAACCGTATTACAAGTTAATGATTTAGTTTATTTTAATTTAAATCAATATGGTTTATCTGCAAACACCGCATATTATGTTGAAGCAATGGGATCAAACAATAACTGGTTTTCAATTTCAACAACACCAGGTGGTGCAGCAATAACTCTTAATACAGAACTATCATGTACAAATTTATACGTTCAAAAAGGAACAATAAGTTTAACTGATTTATCAAACGCCGTATTTAATTTAGGATTAACTTCATATACATTTGATACAAGTATAACAGATTATACATTTGATCCTTTAACTTTCACTACACCTGGCACACAAGAAAGATATGATGCTTTATATTTAACTGAAGGAAACTTAGCAACAGTTAATATATTAAAAGGTGAACAAACATTAAGTGGCGCACTATTACCAGATTTTATAACAAATTATAATGATGTGATAATTTTAGGTTATGTTCACTTATATATGACTTCTGGTGTAACACCAGGAACTGGCGCAACCAACACAGCTTTAATGATGGATTATACACCTATTACATTAGATACTAATGGTTACTTACCATTAACTGACATTACTGCATCAACTGGTGTAACTATTGGTACAACAAATTATGTTTGGTTAACATTTGGAAATACTTCAGGTACTACTGGTTATAATGATTATAAAAAATTAAGATACCGTGCAGCATATGATGAAATGTCATCTTATTTAGATGATGCCAAAGGTGTTATTATTAATAAAATAACAGGTTATAAATATCCTATCGTTGGTGCAACATATACTGATTATTCTCTACAATATAACGCAACAATATTAATACCACTTGGAACAGAAACACCAACACAATTTTATGATAATACTGATACTTATAAATGGTTAGTTTATTATTTAGATAATGAATTTTATATAAATAGTTCACTTAAAACCGATAGATTAATTACTACATTAGCGCCATTAGAAGAATTAATAACATCAGGACAAAGTTTTGCAGCTGGCGTTATTGGTAAATATTCAGAAATCTATTTAGATTATTATAATGGTATTATCAATAATGGTGACTTTGGTTACGAATCTAATAGTGCAACAACAGACGTACAAAAAAGAATATATTTAAAAATGTGGGTAGAAGATACAGATAAAGTATATGTAGATTTTATGTCAGATAATACTTCATCAGCATCACCAAAACCAATAGAATATTGGTCTTCTGCTTATGATAGCGAACTTATAGTTTGGTCAAATATATCAAATTATAAACAATCTATAGAAATAGCATCATTCGACACAACTAAATTACCAAACTTAGTTTATGAAATTAAAGTTGATAAATTAAGATATTCAGAAATCATTAAAGGCAACTTCTTAGAAGCTTACTATAATGAAGCAGATTATCAAGCAGGTGGACAATATTATGGTTATACACCTAAGAAATTGTGTAGAATAATTTCAACAACTAATGACACTACAAATGTAAATTGGAAAGTTATTAAAACTGATATGCCAATCAAAATTAGTCAAGTCGAATCAACTTACCAAACTACTGCTTATCCTCAAATAGATAAATATGTAGATACTTATAAAGCTATCACATTAAATCCATTTAGAATACATGCAGATTCTTTACCTAACGGAACAGAAACAAGACAGTCAACTATTCTTGACGTTATGGAAAAAACTACAAATCTTGCAAAAGGTCTTGTTAATAAAAATAAAATATCTTGGAGATATTTAGTTGATGGTTTCGGTCTTGGTTTAACAGATAGATCTAAACAACAATTAGTAGATATTTGCGGTATGAAATTAAATTGCTTAGGCTTTATTAATGCACCATCTGTAAAAACATTGAAAAAATCAACTAATCCTTATTTCACTAATGATGATTTAACTTTAAACACAACATTCTTAAAAGAAGGTGGAGACGAAACAAGAAATCCATCATTCCTATATTCTTATGGTGATGGTGTAGGTGCTTCTTGTGTAGGTTACTATTTTCCATATGTTACTGTTGATGATAATGGTACTCCAAAAGACGTTCCACCAGCAGCATACGCAGCTACAACTTATATGCAGAAGTTTATTACAAGTCAATCTGCAATAGAACCTTGGACTGTTTGTGCAGGTATTTCTAATGGTAGAGTTACTAATATAGCTGGCGTTGAAATGGATTTCAGTGATGATGATTTAGCTAATTTATATGCAATGAACCTTAATCCTATTGTTAAAAAACGTAACGCAGGTTACTGTATTAACTCTGAAAGTACAGCACAAGTATTCCCTTATAGTTCATTAAGTATTATACATTCAAGAGAATTATTAATCGAACTTGAAAATGCTTTATACGATATGTTATTAAGATACCAATGGAGATTCAATACACCAGAAATTAGAGCAGAAATTAAATTTAGAGCCGATGCTATCTGTAAAGATTTCCAAAATAGAAATGGTCTATACAATTTCAAAAACGTTATTGATGAAACTAATAACACAAATTATATTATAGACTTACAAATGGGTGTGCTTGACACATATATTGAAATAATAAAATCGATGGGCATAATCGTAAACAATATTACGATTTTAAAGAAAGGCGACCTTGAGTCAAGCGGGTTCCAAGCACAATAAAGATTAAAATATATAAAAAATTAAAAGACCGAATTTTTCGGTCTTTTTTATTTAATATATAGGAATAAAAGAAACCTATGTACAAAAATAAATTAAAAGAATTAATTGATCCATCTGGAAAAATGTTTAGAGAAAAATATTTGAAAGAACATCATATTGAAATATATGAAGGTGTTATAAAATTCATAAAGTTAAATGATTTAGATTCATTGCCTTTTAAGCAACAAGTTTATCATTATTTAAATGATATTAAAAATATTGTTAAATGTAAAAATCCCAATTGTAATAATACTGTAAAATTTAAAAATTCTACTATTGGTTATTATACATATTGTTGTAATAAATGTATAGGTTCAGATCCTGATATCATTAAAGAAAAGGAATTAAAATCATTAGAAAAATATGGTACAAAAACACCAGCACAATCCAATATAATAAAATCCAAAATGATAGAAACGAATATTAAAAAATATGGTCATAATTCACCATTACAAAATGAAGCAATAAACAAAAAGAGTAAAGAAACTCTATATAAAAATTATGGCGTAGATAATCCATTAAAATCTAATATTATACGAGAAAAAATGAAACAAACGAATATTAAATTATATGGTGTTGAAAATGTTAAATCATTAAAAGAAATACAAGAAAAAATAAAAAACACAAATTTAAAAAGATATGACTATGAACATGCAATGCAAAATTCAGACATAAAACAGAAAACTTTGAATACTTTAAAAACTACAATATTAAAGAAATTTTTAAATTATTATCCTGAATATAAAATTATCAATTTAGATTTAGATAAAAAAGAATATACAATGATATGTGAACATGGACATGTTTTTAAAATAAGTTATACGTTATTGAGTGGACGAAGAACATCAGGTACTACAATTTGTACAATTTGTAATCCAATAGACAAAGCAATTTCAGGAAAAGAACTTCAATTATTAAATTTTATTAAAGAAAATTATTCTGGAGAAATTATAGAAAATGACAGGAAAATATTAAATGGTAAAGAATTAGATATTTATTTACCTGAATTAAAATTAGCTTTCGAATTTAATGGTCTTTATTGGCATAGTGATTTGCATAAAGCAAACAATTACCATTTTAAAAAATCAGAAGAATGTTTAGAAAAAGGAGTACAATTAATACACATTTGGGAAGATGATTGGAAATATAAACAAAATATTATAAAATCTATAATTTTAAATAAATTATATAAAACTGATAATAGAATTTATGCAAGAAAAACATATATCAAAGAAATAATAGATACTAAAATAATTGAGAATTTTTTGAATGATAATCATATTAATAATGCGGAAATATCAGATATCAATTTGGGCTTATTTTATAATAACGAATTGGTATCAATAATGACATTTATAAAGAATGAAAATGATTATATTTTAAATAGATTCTGCAATAAATTAAATTATATGATCATTGGTGGACCAAGCAAACTTTTTAAATATTTCATTAATAATTATATACCAAAAACAGTAAAAACATATGTTGATAGAACATATTTTAATGGTAATTTATATTATTATTTAGGATTTAAATTGAATTATAAGAAAGATTATTTTATAGATTCAATGAACTACGCATTAGCTAAAGACTAATGTGTTTCACGTTTCACAGACTTTCCTACTGGAAACGCCTCACCGTGTTTTTGTTTTAAGTCCGTTGATCAGTCCCTGATCCAGACTATATTTTATTTAATTAACCTTGTTTTTTGTTAATTATTTACTTTTCATGATTTTACCTGAATTAAGTTTTTAATTCAGAACCACATATCATTACATCAAAGAACATTAAAAATAGATTAGGTTTACTTCGATTG